TATGGTGGGAAGGATAGGAAGACAGAATTACCCGTAGTTATATCAACGTGGCAATCTATATACAAAGAACCTAAAGCCTATTACAATCGTTTCGATTGTGTGATTGGAGATGAGGCACACTTATACAAAGCAAAGAGTCTCACGAGTATACTTACTAAGTGCTTTGATGTTAAATACCGTGTGGGTCTTACTGGTACTCTCGATGGTCTTCAATGTCACCAACTAGTTTTAGAAGGATTGTTTGGTCCTGTAGAGAGACATATTAAGACAGCAGAATTACAGAAGCAAGGTCATCTATCTGATCTTAAGATTAATATTCTAGTATGTAAGCACGATTATATTGGATTTGATACCTATCAAGATGAGATTAATTATATAATTGGATGTAGAAAAAGGAATAAAATTATAACTGGACTTGCGCGAGATCTCTCTGGAAACACACTGATACTCTTCAATTTCGTAGAAAAACACGGAGATGTTTTATGGGAAATGCTAAATAGTACTAACAAATCTAAACATTTGTTTTATATTCACGGTGGTGTACCCACTGATGAACGTGAAGAGGTACGCAAAATATGTGAAACTTCAAATGATGCTATAATACTGGCATCCTACGGGACATTCAGTACAGGCATTAATATTAAGAACTTACATAATGTTATTTTTGCTTCCCCATCCAAATCCAGAGTACGTAACCTTCAATCCATAGGACGTGCTCTTAGAACGCACGACAGTAAAAGTCGTGCTACCTTATATGACTTTGCTGATGATATTAGTAATGGTCGTTTTCGTAATTATACTTTGAACCATTTAATAGAACGTCTCAAAATTTATACCGAAGAGAAGTTCAATTACAGCATCACTGAAATCAAATTAGGAGAACAATGAGTAAAACCCTTAGCTACATTAGACCAGATGAAGAATTCTTTGGAGCAATTAAGCTCATTAACGGAGAAGAAATTATTGGTAGAGTGATAGTAGTAGACGAAAATGGTGCACACTTGGCATTCATTCAAGACCCTGCAAAGGTTCACGCGAATGAAACTCTGTCAGAGGGTCGCCGTGCCGTTGCGGTAGGACTCAAAAAATGGATGGTCTTCTCTCAAGAAGATTTTTATATTATTCCTGAAGATAGAATTTTGACCATAGCACCTCTATCTAATGAAGCTATATTAATGTACAAATATTTTGTACGGTCAGAATTAAATCAAAAGGGACCACATCAAGAACCAGCTCAACACGTTGAAATGAATGAGCAAATGGGACTCATAGGTAAGATCGAAGAACATCGTAAGAAGCTAGAAGACCTCTTTAACTCTGATAGAAGCTAAGACCTTGACCCCAACCCTGACAGTGTTGAGTCTAATGATATTTCGTAGTCTTGTCAAGCTCAACATTTTGTGCTATGATTTTTGCAATGAAAGTTAATTAACTATGTCATTATTAATGCAGAGGAAAAAGACAAACCAGCATTATGTTGATAACCAGAAGTTCCTCGCAGCAATAGTGAACTATCGGGATCGTGTTCAACTGGCTGAAATTAGAAATAAAAAGAAACCAAGGATAGATGAGTACATAGGAGATTGCTTTTTAAAGATTGCAACACACTTGTCATATAGACCCAACTTCATTAACTATATGTACAAGGAAGATATGATATCAGATGGCGTAGAAAATTGTGTACAGTACATAGATAATTTCGATCCAGCAAAGTCTAAAAATCCATTCGCATATTTTACACAGATAGTATACTATGCCTTCCTAAGAAGAATTGCTAAAGAGAAAAGACAGATGGATATAAAGGATAAGATTATAGAGAAGAGTGGTTTCGATCAGGTATTTCATTCAGATGATGCAAGTAGTCACGCAGAATTAAGTGGCATCAAGTCACGTATTGAAATGAATACTCGATACTAATGAGCGAATTCCAGTCTGACATAGGAACAACCCAGTATGATGAGGAGGGTAATGAGGTAGATAAACACGGGTTTACTATCAAGAGAAAACCTATTGGTGCAGAAGCAGTTAAGATAGCAGTTCGAAACTGTGAACAACTCTGTGGTTTGGATAAGAATGATATGGAAAGGATTGGTAAAGGAACCTTTCAAGACTTTACAACCTTAGACCATAGTGGTAGAATGTCCAAGAAGATTGTAATTGAGTATGACATCAAACAAAAAACTGCTGCTGATAACTGATCAGCACTTTGGTGTACGCAACGACAATCAGGTTTTCATTGACAAGTATAGGGAGTTCTATGGGAATGTAGTTCTACCTTATATTAAGAAGAATAAGATCAAGACAGTATTATGTCTAGGAGATACTTTTGATAAGAGAAAGAGTATAAACTTTCTAAGTCTTGAAGCTGCTAGGCAGATGTGGTTTGATCCACTGAAGGAACTGGGTGTAAAGATGTATATGTTGATAGGTAATCACGACATATACTATAAGAATACTCTTAAGATTAATGCACCACAACATCTTTTAGGACAGTACGATAATATAACAATCATTACTGAACCTTGTCACTTAGAATTTGGTGGTAAGAAATTTGCTATGCTTCCTTGGATCTGTGATGATAATAAGGGAGTGACTGATACATTTGTTCAGGAGTCTGATGCAGATGTATGTTTAGGTCATTTAGAACTAACAGGGTTTGAAGCTATACCTGGAAGATTTATGGAGAATGGTGATGATCCAAATAAGTATTCAAAGTTTAAATTAACTTGTTCAGGACATTTCCATCATAAGTCTAAGCAAGGTAGTATCAACTATTTGGGTAACCCGTACCAGTTATACTGGAATGACTACGGTATGAATCGTGGGTTCCATACACTAAATACTGATACCCTAAGACTCACTTTCCATAGAAATCCATATACGATTTTCAATAAGTTATATTATGATGATGTACAGAAAGATTATGAAACTCTTCCTAACTTCAAACCATTGAAAGGATCGTATGTGAAAGTAATTGTACAAAACAGAGAGAACCAAGTATGGTTCGACCGTTACATCAAATCTTTACAAGATACTGATGTTGCTGACCTTAAAATTATAGAGGATCTTACTTTAGAACTAGATCAAGTAGATGAATCTATGGAGGCAGAAGATACAATGACTATTCTTGAAACTTATGTACAAGACTTAGAGGATTCTATTGATAAGAAAAGTGTAGTAACAATTTTAAAATCTTTATATTCTGAGGCAATTAATCTGTAATGTATATACTGTTAGACAAGAAAACTGGTGGTGTATATGCCGTTAACGATAATGATGGTGGTAAGGTCGTTCAAATATTTGTTGACAAAGATGATGCTGTGAGGTATTATGGTATGCTAGAAGCGAATGATTATAAACGTCCTCTCGATGTAACTGAGGTGGATGAAGAGATAGTCATTAACAACTGTACAGCACATAATTATAACTATGTGTTTATCAATCCTGAAGATCTAGTGGTACCACCCGTATGATTATCTTTGAGAAGATTCGTTGGAAGAATTTTCTAAGTACAGGCAACCAGTTCACAGAATTAAATTTCACAGAGACTCCCTCTACTTTGGTCATAGGACCTAATGGTGCAGGGAAATCTACTGTGTTGGATGCCTTGTGCTTTGTATTATTCAATAAGCCTTTCAGGAAAGTCACAAAATCACAGTTAGTTAATAGTATTAATGAACGTGAGACTGAAGTTCAGATAGAATTTAAGGTAGGTACTATCGACTACAAGGTAGTCCGAGGTATTAAACCTGCTATATTTGAGATCTATCGTAACGATTCGTTACTAGATCAGGATGCTGCTAACAGAGATTACCAGAAATATCTTGAGCAAAGTATATTAAAATTAAATTTCAAGTCATTTACTCAGGTTGTTATCTTAGGAAGTAGTACCTTTGTACCTTTTATGCAACTATCTGCTTCCCATAGAAGGGAAGTTATAGAAGATCTACTTGATATACAGGTATTTTCTTGGATGAATATGCTCTTAAAGGAGCGTGTAAAGGAGAACAATGAAATATTACGTGAGTGTAAGCACGAACTTGAGATGGCTAAGCAAGCTATTAGAGCACAAGAGAAGACTCTTGCTAAACTTACTACTGTTAATAAGGAACGTGTTGCTTTACAGCAGCAGAACTTTGATGAGAATGAGCAACGAATGCACACTCTAAAATCAGAGATTGAAAATTACCAGATAAAGATAGAGAAGTTAAGTGATAGTAGTATTAAGTTGACTAATAGTGAAGAAGCATATCAGAAAACTTTTGGTATCTTAAGTAAGATAGATGCTAGAGTAGAGAAGGTTGCTAAAGATGTTAAGTTCTTTGAGGATAATTCTTCTTGTCCAGTATGTTCACAAGAGATACAAGAGAAGTTTAGACAAGTTAAGATCAAGAACTTAGGTGATAAAGAAAAAGAACTTAATGAAGCAGCAGGTCAGTTAGAGAAACAGGTTGCTAAAACTTTAAGAACTATTGAAAAACTCAGAGAGGATACCACAAATATAACTGAGTATCAGTTTGAAATACGTAGACTCACTAATGAAGAACAGAATTTAATGAGGCAGAACACTGAGATCTTGTCACGTGTACAGGAACTTAATGTTGAACCTGACATTGTAAATGAGAAGAGGATACTTGCTGACTTAACTTCAGAGTATGATAAGAAAGAGGTTACTTGTTCTGGTGTTAGTAAGGAGTCTCAAGATTATAAGTTAGTTGGTGGTTTGTTAAAGGATGGTGGTATTAAGTCTAAGATTATTGCTAAGTATATCCCCATCATTAATCAAAAGATTAATAAGTATCTAACAGCGATGGATACATATATTAATTTTACTTTGGATGAAGAGTTTGGTGAGGTCATTAAGTCACGTCATCGTGACAAATTCTCATACTCTTCTTTCTCTGAAGGTGAGAAGCAGAAGATAGATCTATCGCTACTATTCACTTGGAGACACGTTGCTAAGTTAAAGAATTCGGTTACTACGAATCTCCTTATACTCGATGAAGTCTTTGATAGTTCGCTAGATAATACAGCTACTGAGGAACTACTTAAGATTCTCAAAGAGATATCTAATGGTACAAATATGATTATTATTTCTCACAAAGGTGATGTACTCCTAGACAAGTTTGATAGAACAATCAAATTTGAAAAGGTTAATGAGTTTTCTAAGGTGTTCACCGATGTTTAATATACCATTCTATACTTCTAACGGTGAGTTTAATGAACACGATGAGTTACAACAATCTTTATTAGAACGTCGTGAGGAATTCTGTGTCGATTCAAATAGGTTTTATGGAACTGGTTACTCTACCATTCATAGTAATGATAAATTACACGAAGAGTATCCTTACCTCAATAAATTCTTATTGGATAAACAGGAATTATTTGATCCAAATCTTGAGGTCAAACACTGTTGGGTTAACATCAATCCAACAGGTGCTTTCCAAATGCGACACAACCATTGTGACTGTGATATGGCGGGGACGTATTATCTCAAGGTTCCTGCTGGCAATACAGGTGATCTTCTTATGTATCATCCTGCACATTCAGTAGAAACTCTACATCGAATACAACCTTACTGGCCGTTTACTCACGTACAGATACCACGTGAAAAGGATTTATATTTTTGGCCAGGATACCAAGACCACGAGGTTAGTTCTAACTTCGAAAAAGAAGAGAGGTGGTCTATCTCGTTTATGATGAGTGTATCTGATACAATACGTAAAGAACGATTCCCTAACCTAAAATGATTTTTTTAATATCGATAATGTCTTTTGCAAATTTTGTTTTCTATCCTTTAGTGATAGGAACGATTGTTGCTGTAATTATAGAACAGATCTTCAGAGCACGAGGTGATGAAGATAAACCTGAAGATGTCAGGAAGGTTATGGTTTCTATGGGGATACGTAAATATCTTTATAGACAAGCGTGGATCTTTAATATAATATGGTTCATAGGTTACTTCATTCTTATGTTAACCATAGGAAGACAGCAACCTCAAGCAATGCCCGACCTTATTTGGCAAGGATGAAAATTACACAAAAGATTATAGATGACCTCACTGAGGCACTAGCACATACCAAGAAGGATGGTACTGAGAACTGGAAGGATGGTGACGAGATTGATGTCTGTCTAGGTGGCACGTTTGCCAACGACAAATTCATATCTCTGATCAATCGTTCCAAGGAGAAGTGATCGATTTTATGGTCGAACTTTTTCCCACGTACTTAAACGTGTTTGTTCACAATGATCCTATTATCGACGAGGAGATAGATGGAATTCCTGATGATCCAGACATCCTATCTCACCTGAGTGCAGGTGCCAAGGAAGAGATAGTCTATGGGTCACATACAGGGATGAATGATCTCCAGTTGTTTCAGAAATATAATTTGCCACGGTTGAGAGAATTTTGTGAAAAGTCATTAGCAAGTATTGATCCTATAGTCACGATAGCGAACTCTTGGCTGAATAGGGGACCGAAGGACAGTTTCCAAATTGCACACACCCACGCTGGTTTCTCAGTGTCAGGTGTATACTATCATCATAACTGTGTTCCTGATATGGGTGGGATCGTATTCATCAATCCCAATCCTTATTCTAAGATGTGTCTCTGGGGTACAGAGGAAGGTCGTCACTTCCCTGCTACACCAAGGACTTTGATACTATTCCCATCTTGGTTAGAACATAAAACTGAAAAGAACCTTATAGATACTCCTAGAGTATCAGTAGCCTTCAATGCAAAATGACCACTCCAAACTGGCAACACAATTCGGGGAAGCCACCGAAACGAAAACTTAAACCACAAGCATTGCGTTCTGCTAGAGAGCGACGCAGACAGTTGATAAAGCGTCTACTTAACCCCTCCAAGCGAGGGGTTTCGTATTATCATAGGTACATACACAAAGAGAACGTATGGCAATTAACACAGGAGTAAAAGGAACCCTTGCTAAACTCCTAGCGACTGAGGATCTTGTTGTAGAGCACAGAAAGTGTGAGACTGCTCAGTTTGATGTGGAGCGTAGGGTATTAACTCTTCCTATCTGGGAGAAAGCAAGTGAGACTGTATATGATCTACTTGTATCACACGAGGTAGGACACGCTTTGTTCACTCCAAGAGAATGGCAGATACCTTGCCCTCAGTCCTTCATAAACGTGGTAGAAGATGCACGTGTAGAGAAGTTGATGAAGCGTAAGTATCAAGGACTTCCTAAGACCTTCTATGGTGGTTACAAAGAGTTAAATGATTCGGACTTCTTTGGTATCGAAGGTAATGTTTCTAAGTTTACTTTGATTGATAGAATCAATTTATTCTATAAGATTGGTAGCTTCACTTACATAGGTTTCAATGATGATGAGCAATACTTCTGTGATAGAGTTGGTAAGTGTGAGACCTTCGAAGATGTGTGTCTTGCAGCAAGAGATATCTTTAGATATATGAAGGCACAGTTTGAAGAGGATGAGAATGAGGCACCTGATGATGTTCCTACATTTGATGATCTACCACAACCACAGGCAGAGTCTATAGAGAATGAAGGTATAGATCAGGAGTCAGATATAGATGATCCAAATTATTCTGAACCAGAGCAACAAGAAGTTTCAGCAGGAGTAGATGAAGTTACTGAATCAGATGGTACTGAAGGAAGTGATCATCACGAATCTTTAGAGTCATTGACTGATAAGGTATTTACTGATAAGATAAAGCAGTTTGTTCAGACTGGTGGATATGATACTGAGTATGTTGAGATTCCTAAAATCGATCCAAATACTTTAACAGTTGGATGGAAAGAAGTTCTTGCAACAGCAGAGGAAACTTGGAGTAGCATTGCAAATGAAACCCGTGAGTATCATCAGTTTGAAATAGAAGAACTTCGGAGATCTACTGAAGAGTACAAAGAGTTTTACAAACAGTCACAGAAGGAGGTCAATTACCTTGTTAAAGAATTTGAATGCCGAAAGTCTGCTAGTGCCTACGCTCGTGCTACTACTAGTAGGACTGGAGTATTGGACACAGCGAAACTCCATACCTATAAGTTTAACGAAGATCTTTTCAAGAAAGTAACAAACATTCCTGAAGGTAAGAACCACGGTATGTTATTCCTTCTTGACTGGTCTGGTTCAATGAGCAACTGCTTATTTGATACAGTCAAACAGGTACTACAACTATGTTGGTTCTGTAAGAAGACACAGATACCTTTCAGGGTCTATGCTTTCACTCACAATCTTTCAGGGTTCCGTGGATTTGAACCAAAAGATGAAGAGGATAGAGTGATGGGTAATGTTGCATTTGATAATGGATTTGGTCTCTTAGAGATGCTTTCATCCGATGCAACTACTAAAGAGTATGACAGATTAGCATTAACACTTTGGAGAAATGCTGGTGCTAACAGTTATGCACCTAGGTCTTGGGGACGTAATTACAACTTCCGTGCTGCTGCTGGATTTAGTTTATCTGGTACACCATTACTAGAAGCACTAGCAGCAATGCAGTCTATTGTTCCTAGGTTCCAGAAACAAACTGGTGTACAGAAGTTATCACTTTCAATATTAACTGATGGTGAGTCTGCACCTTGTCAGTATTATGTAAAGAGAGAGAACCTATTTGGTGGTAGGTCTTATGCTAACTCCTTTAGTCAGCACTGTCAGTTACGTGATAGAAAGACTGGTAAGGTTTATCCTAAGAAGAATAATCCTATGGAGCACGTTAATATCTTTGTAGAAGCATTGAAGGATCGTTATCCATACTTAAAGGTTCTTGGATTTAGATTGATCCCACCACGTGATGTAAAACCATACTTCCGTTTAACTGGATATATGGGTTATCATAAGCAGCACTGGGAAGATGCTGTTAAGAGTTACAGAAAGCATAAGGTGTATGAGTTTGTTGATTCTCCATACGATAAGTTATGGGTACTACCATCACAAACGTTAGAGTCTGAGGATACCTTCTCTGAACTAAAGGAGGATGCAACTAAAGCACAAGTGGGTGCAGCATTCAAGAAGATGTTCAAGGCAAAGGGTAACAACAAAAGGATGCTCACATCTTTCTCAGAGACAATCGCATAAGTGTCTACTAGGGGGTACATCACCCCCTTTTTTATATTATACTTGATTCATACAAAACAAAAGGTCTATGGCATTCCAAACTGAAATCCCTGTTACTACTGAAGGTGTTGTTGAGTATCTTACACAACAGTTCGGTACTGAAGTTGGTACACAACAATTATTATCTGCTGCTGATGAGTTTAGATGTTCCTTCGCTACAATTAAGAAAAGATTGAAAGCATATAAGGCATCTCCTGGTAAGTGGAACCTAACAGTTGCAGAAGCACGTGAAGTATTTGAGAAGCAAATAACAAAAGAACTTCTTGTCCCTTCTAAGGATGATACTTATGTTCCGTTCGGAAACTTTAACTCAGTTAAGAAAATTATCAAGTCAAAAGTTTTCTACCCAACCTATATTCAAGGACTCTCAGGTAATGGTAAAACCTTTGGTGTAGAGCAAGCGTGCTCACAGCTAAATAGAGAGCTGATTAGAGTCAACATTACCATTGAAACCGACGAAGACGACCTTATTGGTGGCTTCCGTCTTAACGATGGCAGCACTGTATGGCATAATGGTCCAGTTGTCGAGGCACTGGAAAGGGGAGCTGTCCTCCTTTTAGATGAGATCGATCTTGCAAGCAATAAAATTTTATGTTTGCAGTCTGTACTAGAAGGCAAAGGAGTCTTCCTCAAAAAGATAGGACGTTATGTAAAACCTGCACCTGGGTTCAACGTAATCGCTACAGCGAATACCAAAGGTAAAGGTTCTGATGATGGTCGCTTTATAGGAACTAACGTATTAAACGAAGCGTTCCTTGAGAGATTTGCGATCACTCTTGAACAAGATTATCCATCACCTGCTATAGAAGTTAAAATCTTAAACAATCTTTGTTCTGATTCCGACTTCTGTGCACGTCTTGCTGACTGGGCACAAATCATTCGTAAGACATTTGCTGATGGTGGAATCGATGAAGTAATTTCTACACGTCGATTGGTTCACATTGTTAAAGCGTATGCTATCTTTAATAGTAAGAATGATGCCATTCAATTTTCTATCAATCGTTTCGATGATGAGACCAAGCAAGCATTCTTGGAACTCTATGATAAGATTGATAATGACTTCAACAGGGATGACTTGACTGATCAACCAAACTGACGTATACTTAATTCAAATGGATCTTCCAATAGACGACAAAGAACTGACAACAGTAATCGCCGCCCTTAAACTGGGTGGCGATACTGCGTTACACAACAAACTAAAACTTGTCAAGGAACTCCGAGATCTCGGACAACCTTACAAGAAGATCCTCAGAGAACAATACGGTTATGTAGTATGAGAAAGTACAATGAAGACCAGATCTTGAAAGAGATCGATGATTACATCGGGCAGACCTATAGAGGTCACTACTCTGTCGGTAACGTACAGACTCTTGACCTCATTGATTCTGTTGGTGATGCTGAAGCATTCTGTAGGAGCAATGTTCTTAAGTATGCTTCACGTTATGACAGAAAAGGAAATGCCCGAAAGGATATCATAAAGATCATTCATTATGGTATGCTATTATTACATTTCAATGATAAGCGTAG